TTTAAAAATACTTGGAAAGCTAAAAGCACAATGAATTTTGAAGCTGATACATCATCTATTGGAACTTTTCCTGTAAAGGATGAATTTGTTAGAGCTAATGTTTGGTTCAATGACAAATACCAAGTAACAGATTTTGATATTCCTCGACAAATATCATCCCTTAAGAATTGTGATCCAGGAATGATTCATACTATTTTTAGAAATAATCAATTTCGTGCGATCTTGGTTAGAGAAAATGGTATTGCAGTTCATAATAATATTGTAGGTCTTAAGGGACATTTTTATTTGATTAATAATCATGCTGTTCCTAAAGATATTCAATATATTAAAATAATAAGTGGACCAGTTCAACATGGTGTTACAAGTAATAATCTTATTAAAATTAATAAGGATAAGGATATTGTTAGATTTCCAGATAGAGATTTGGCTATAATTATATTAAAACAAAGACCACCTGTAAAAGATATTACGCAATTTTTTGCCACGGAAAATTATGAATTTAAAAGTGCAGCTAAGATGTTGACTCGTAATGATAAGGGAATTGTTATAATGCAACATTTACAAATGATTGAATTGCAAAAGAATATGCGATTACCAGGTTTAAATATCGATGTTGATATTTGGAAATATAAAGGAACTACAGCAAAAGGAGATTGTGGATCTTTAGTTATAGCTTTGGCTCAAGTAGGACCTTGTATAGTAGGGTTTCATGAGCTTGCAGCTGAAGATAAAGGAATAAAAGCAGCTTTAAGAATTTCTAAAGAATTTTTGGATATAATGCTAAATGAAACTGAATCAAGAACCAACGAGTTTCCAAATATATCTGAGGGTGAAATTGAATTGAATTCTAAAAATTCTAATTTAGAATTAGGAGAATTACATCATAAATCGCCTTTTCGTTATTTGGAACAAGGTAGTGCACATGTTTATGGATCTTTTAAAGGATTTAGAATGAAACCAAAATCTAGAGTAAAATTAACTCCAGGATGTGAATATGTTTGTGAAAAACTTAACATTGAGGTAAAATATACTAAACCTGTAATGGGGGGTTGGAGACCTTGGTATATTGCTGCTCAAGATATGGTTAAAATTCCAACTATTATAGATAATGATATATTAATCAAATGTAGAGATAGTTTTTATAAAGATATTATAAGTGGAATTTCTAAAGATTCATTATCTAAGTTGCAAGTTTATTGTAATGAAGTTGCTATAAATGGATGCAATGGTGTGTTATATGTAGATAAGATGAATAGATTTACTTCTGCTGGAAATCCATATAAAAAATCCAAACAATATTATATTTTTCCTACAGATGGAAATGAAATTATATCAGATCCTTATGATGTGGTAGATGAAATCAAAGAGAGAATTGATTATTTCCATGATATGTATTTATCGGGAAAAAGAGCTAGACCTTGTTTTTGTGCTCATTTGAAAGATGAACCTGTTTCTTTTAAGAAAGCTGAAATGGGGAAAACAAGAGTTTTTACTGGAGCTCCCTTTGATTGGTCAATTCTATGTAGGAAATATTTTTTAAGCTGTGTTAGAGTAGTTCAGTTAAATAAATTACTTTTTGAAGCTGGACCTGGATTGATATGTCAATCCTTAGAGTGGCACGGTGTGGGAGAATATTTATCTCAATTTGGATCTGAAAATATGATAGCAGGAGATTATAAATCTTTTGATAAGAAATTAAGTCCGGCCATAACTTTAGCAGCCTTTGATATACTTATTTCTTTATGTAAGGAAAGTGGGAACTTTTCTGATGAAGATATATTAGTTATGCAAGGCATTGCTGAAGATGTGGCGTATCCATTAATTGATTTTAATGGAGACTTAGTTCAATTTTTTGGATCTAATCCATCGGGACATCCATTAACTGTTATTATAAATAATATAGCGAATTCTTTATATCAAAGATACGCTTATTATGTTAACAATCCCAACAAAGAATGTGAATCATTTAAAAGCAATGTAGCAGCTATAAATTATGGAGATGACATGGTGTGCGGTGTTTCTGATAGAACACCATGGTTTAATCATACCTCCATGGCTAGTGCTCTGGCGGATATTGGTGTAGTATTTACTATGGCTGACAAAGAAGCTGAGAGTGTACCATATATCAAATTTCATGAGGTTTCTTTTCTTAAGAGAATTTTTAAATTTGATGATAGATTGGGTTGTTTCGTTTGTCCTTTAGATAAAGATTCAATTGAGAAAATGCTAACAGTATGGACAGAATCTAAAAATGTAGTTTGGCAAGAACAATATGCCAGTGTGATTTGTTCCGCAAATAG